TCTCGGCAGAGACCGTCAAGAAGGAAACTTCCGCGTTTCTCGAGACCATCGCAGAAGATCGGAGAGACGCAGCCGCAAAGATTCTGATTAGCTTCGCTGGAACCAAACCGATCGGCGGAATCAAGCAGCTGGAATCGCTGCATGACAAGCTTTCAACCTGGACCGAGAAGTTAGAGGATGAATCGGTCATTCTCAACGCGCTCCTGACCAAGATGCAGAAGCGTATCGACGAACTCCGCGCCGATGCAGACGCGGAAGCATTCTAGAAGGATGCATCCATGTACGAACTGACCATCGTCAGCGGGAAACAATCTCCTGGAGTGCTGACCAGCATTACAACTCCAAACGCTACGACTGTCATTCGACTCTACCGAATGCTGCGAGCCGCAGGGTACGCTTGCCGTGTATGGCACAAGTGCAAAAGCGAGTTAGTGCTACTCGCCTAGCAAGCAACAACCCCCGAATAATCCTCGGGGGTTTTATTTTGCCCGCTGATTATTTGTTACATTTTGTTACAAATTTCGCCCTCGCTTCGCTCGGGGAAATCGTGAATAACAAGAATGCTCCGCTTCGCTCCGCATTCCATCCACCTGCGAGAGCCGAGAAGCTAATTCCCATCACCTATCACTCATCGCTCATTCTCGCCAGTTTGACGAATGCTCATTCGCTTCGCTCATTCGCCGGCGCAAGCGCCGAGTAGTCAGTTAGACGAAGTTCCACCTACCATCATCGGTGCAACTAACAACTAGCTGTGCTAGCCAAACCAGTCGGGTGCAACTAAGTAACTCCAACTAACTTCCACCGCCGCAAGCATGCAAACACCAGGGGGTATAGGAACCTTTTTTAGACTGCGTCCATCAAAACATCTAATACAACCCTCCAAAAAATCTAAATTTTTCAATTTCACCTTCTCTTTCAGCAAAAATAGAATTAGCAGGAATAGAACCATTTTGAATAAAAAGAGTAGGAATAGAATCATTCTGAATGGAAACATTCTATATACTCGCCAATTCCTCTCGTGACAAAACAGGAAGAAAAGAAAGAAAATAAGGAACATAGGTAGCAGAGATCGCAACCGCGGAGGTCCATCATGGCAGGAACAGAAAGTCCGGTAAATTGGAAAGATCATTGGGCACCACCGCCAGCAGGTGCTTCGGAAAATCAACTGTATGAATGGAGATTGAGAAATCAAGCAACGGATGCTATCAATGCGCAAACAAAAGCAATGAATCAGCAAGTGGAAGAACTTAGAGAGTTGCAAAAAATTCAAAGAGAAGTAATGCAACTTTTGCAGTCGCAGCAATCCGCGATGCCGAGTGATCGAGTGCGAGAAAGTTTGATCTTCAAAACAATTGACGCGCTCAAACCGTTCACAGGAAAATAATTCTACTTCGCGATGGACAAAGATCAGCTGAACAATTTGGTAAAAGAGCATTCTAAATGGGTACGATCGCTTGCATGGAAACGTGCAAGATTGTGCCCAACAAGCATTGATGTTGACGATTTGTACCAAATTGGCTTGATCGGATTGCTAGAAGCTGCAGAAAATTTTGATGATACTCAACCAGCAGAGTTCAAAACTTTTGCAATTCATCGAGTAAAAGGAGCGATGATAGATGCGCTCCGTGCAGAAGATGAATTGTCAAGAAAAACAAGACAAGCAATAAAGCAAATAAATGCAACTGTTGTGGCATTAGAGCACAAACTTGGAAGGAAAACAACAGCCGCGGAAGTTGCTAGAGAGCTGCGAATGGCGATAGATACGTATTACAAGCTAGTAACTACCGCCGCAATGCTCACGCAAGAGCAAGTAGCAGAGAATTTAGAAGAAGTTCACGAAAGCCAACCAGATACCGAGCTGGAATTCAAAGAGTTGTTTACTATCGCAATAGAGTCAATTAGCAAGTTTTCAGAAAGAGATCAAAAATTGCTAATTGATTATTATTTCGAAGAAAAAACTCAAGAAGAATTGGCAGCAGAGCATGGAGTAACAGATACTAGAATCCATCAACGATTGAAAGCAATGATAGAAAAATTGCGACAGCAATTGACGATTCGTACTGTGCCAGCTTTGTCATATCTTCCTACACAAGAACCGTTGGTAGTTACCGCAAATACTCGCTGGGGGTAACTTATGAAAGAACAAATTTTCTCTTTGCTAGCTAATGGAGTCCAACAAAGCGCAGTCGCGGCTGCGGTAGGAGTTAGTGAAGGATACGTCAGTCAGCTAGCAAATAGTGAAGAGTATCAAGTATTCGCGGCAAAGCGACAAGTAGATCCGCAACTGGAGCAGCATGACAAGAAAATTGCGGATTTAGAAGAAATTGCGCTCGCAAAAGTTCATAAGTTGATGGAATTTGAAACGAACATCATGCGAGCATTGAAAGTTTTCCAAGTCGCGAATGCCGCGCATCGTAGAAGTCAACAAGCGCCTACTCCTGACCAAGGAGCAGTTGTCAGTATTACTCTGCCAAAAGCTATGGAGATGCATCTCAAACTCACTACTGACAAACAAGTAGTGGAAATCAACGGTAGATCTATGAATACCATGCAAAGTAGAGATGTGAAAGCACGACTGGAAGCAAAAAGACAAGCTACTCAGCAGCTAGTAACTGATGTTACTCCTGTCATTTCCAAGAAGGTAGTCAACGAGCTGGCAAAATTCTAATGGAAGAGCTTGACGTAACAGTTGCCAGAGACGAAGCAATAGGTCTGGCGAGAGAAAACATGAATTTTCTGGCTGCTGTAGCGGCGCCAGAAGTGTTTCAATTCATGTTTCCGCCGATCTTTCTAGCGATCTGGCAATTGATTACCAAAGCTGCAATGGAAGCAAAAGGACAAATAAAACTGGCGATAGGTCTACCTCGCGGATTCGCGAAAACCTTCGTCATGAAACTCATATGTTTGTGGATAATTCTATTCACAAACAGGAGATTCATCCTAATCGTATGCAACACAGAACCGCATGCGCAAAACTTCATTGCTGACGTTACCGATCTGCTTAGCAATTCTAGCATCATAAGAATTTTTGGTGATTGGAGATTATCGAAAGAAATGGATCAGCAGTTGAAGAAGAAATTTTTCTTTCGTGGAAGAGATGTAATTCTTGCAGGACTTGGTAAAGGCGGATCTCCGCGAGGATTGAATATCAAATATGTGCGTCCTGACGTGATTCTCATGGATGACATGCAATCACGTGAGGATGCAAAAAGCCCTGTTCAATCGCAGCATGATCTAGAATGGTTCATGGGCACATTGCTAAAAGCAAACGACAAGCTGCGTTGCTTGTTTGTATACGTTGGCAATATGTATCCATATGAAGGAACCATTCTAAAGAAACTCAAAGAAAATCCCGTTTGGACCACTTTCATCACAGGAGCAATTCTGGAAGATGGAAATTCTATTTGGCCCGAGCTGCGATCAGTAGAAGATATTCTACAAGAACTTGATGATGACGAGGCAATGGGATGCCCGGAGATTTTTTACTCCGAGGTAATGAATGATGATGTTGCAGGCACGCGGGCAGGAGTAGATATTGGAAGAATAAATTGCTGGAAACCAGATCCGGCAAAACCAATTTTTGCTCATGCAGGGTTTGTAATCATTGATCCTTCAGCAGGAAAGAAGAAAAGTGACGATGTAGCTATTGGAGCGATTCATGTATATGATGAAGAGCCAGTGCTAACAGAGTTACTTACAGGAAAATTTAGCCCGGGCGATCAGTGCAGGGAAGCAATTCGATTGTGCATGAAGCACGGATTCGCGGCAATCGTGGTAGAGGATGTTGCGTATCAAGCAACTCTCATATATTGGATGGAACAAGTTTTGCAGCAATTGCAAATCCGCGGCATCAAGATCCTTCCAATCAACCCGAACGGTCTGAGCAAAACATATCGAATTCTGGAAATGTTGAAACAGCTGACTGCCACAAAACATGGCAGCAGAATTCATATAGCTCCAGAAGTTCGTAGCACTGTGGTTCATCAAGTTACCTATTTCGATCCGTCAAAAACAAACAACAAAGATGACATCTTGGATATCCTGGCATATTCCAAACAGGTGGTACATCAATACCGCTTCGAAATATCTATCGTTATGGATATGCTAGACGATTTCCCCAAGGCAACCTTCTCTGAAGATCTTCAATTGGAGTTCTAATCATGGCTACCAGCAATCCTGTCGCAGAAATCCGCACGCAAGCTGCGCTAGTGAATATTGCAAAAGAAATTCTGCAAGCAAACAGGACGGATGATATCCGCAATCATTTGTTGGGCCGCGATCTTTCATACTACCGAGAAGTTGATAAAACTGCAAATCATCGGCTAGCGCAACATGCAAATCGCATGGGCGATCCTACGAAACAGCAGAATGTGGTAGTTCCGGTAGTTGCTCCGCAAGTAGAAACCGCGCTAGCGTATCTGACGGAAGTTTTTCTGTCCAGCTATCCAATCTTTCCAGTGGTTTCTCGCCCGCAATTACAAGATGAAGCATTGATGATAGAAACCCTGTTGGGCGAATCCGCGGTGCATTATCAATGGGTGCGTCATCTTGGAATGGCACTGCGAGATGGATTGAAATACAATCTAATGGGAGTGGAAGTCGATTGGAGAGAAGAAAAAATTTGGGCTATCGCGAATGATCCACTCGCGAATCTCTCTCAAGGAACTCCTGTGGAGACTGTATTCGCAGGAAACATGATGAAGCGGATGGATATGTATAACACGTTCTACGATGAACGTATCAATCCAGCAGAAAATCACATCCGCGGAGACTACGTAGGCTATGTCGAGATGCTTACGAGAATCGAGCTGAAGAAACTATTTCTCAGTCTTGAGAAAACCAACACAATGAACGCTACTGCGGCATTCCAAGCAGGAACCTCCGGTAGCGAGTTCAACTATTACTTGCCAGAAATCAATCCAGTTCAGATTGCTCGCGCTCGCGGATCGCTGGAGCTCGGCAACAGCATGAATTGGTTAGCTTGGGCAGGCGAGGAGCGAGACAGAAAGATCAACTACAGTGGCATGTATGAAGTCGGCTACTTCTACGTGCGGTTGATTCCAAAAGAAATTCATCTATCGGGTGGCGTGCCAAAAATCTACAAATTCATTGTAGTGAATGGCAAAGTTCCAATCTACTTCAAACAAATGACGAATGCTCACGATTATCTTCCGATAATCCTTGGGCAGCCGATTGACGATGGATATGGATTGCAAACAAAGAGTTTTGCAGACAATTCTACGCCATATCAGCAACTGGCAACTTCGCTCTACAACAGCGGATTGGCAAGTCAACGGAAAAAAGTATATGACAGGATTTTCTACAATCCTGCAAGGATCAACAAATCGGATATTGATAAAGTAGATCCGATTGCCAGAATCCCAGTAAAAACGGAACAATATGCAGCAGCAATTACTGATGCGTATTCAATTGTTCCATACCGGGATGATGGAGTAGCAAGCATTTTTCAAATTGGTCGAGAAGTGATTGATATGGCGGATATCGCTGCCGGGCAAAATAGAGTCCAGCGCGGACAGTTCCAGAAAGGAAACAAGACGCGCTACGAGTTCCAAGAAACTATGATAAACAGCGATTCGCGGCAGCGGATGATGGCAATCTTTTTGGAATCAAGTTTCTTCCAACCTATCAAACACATCCTCAAATCTAACATTCTTCAATACCAACCGCCGCAGAAAATATACAATCGACAAACCAAAGCAGAAGTAGAAATTGATCCAGTCGCCCTGAGACAAAAAATTTGGGAATTCCAGGTTGCTGATGGCGTATTACCGGCCGCGCAATTGGTGAATCTGGAGCTACTCAATTCTGCCATGCAGCTCGCATTTTCTGCTCCGCAAATGGCGCAGGAATGGGATATTATGGGTATGTTTGCATATTCTATGAAACTGCAAGGTGCGAAGTGGGTGGATGATTTCCGTAGGCCGCAAGGAGCACTCGCAAATGGAACCCAACAGAACAACGCCACTCCCACTGCTGCGGCTAACCCCCCTGCAGCGTGAGTATTTGGAAAGAGCGAAAGATGTTTTGCAAGAGCAAAGAGCATCTATTCGCTTCACAGATCCTTCAAAGGATCATGAAGTAATTCGCTATCATGCCGCTATCTGCGGTAGCATCGAAGCATACGAAAAAATTCTCAATTGGGATGAGTATGTGATAGAAGATGCTCGCAGACAGCAAGAGCAAAAAATGCAAAACGATCCCCAACAGCCAGCGCTGTTCAGCGAACCACAAGACTCTTCCGAACTCTTTTGAAAGGTAAAACATCATGTTCAACATTTTTGCTCCTAAGAATTCCACTCCTGCTCCTGCTCCTGCTCCAGCAGCAGCTCCAGCAGTTCCTGGTGGTACAATGCAACAAAACAATCCTGGAGCAGATCCATCAAAGCAGCAAGCGCATTCCCCTCTCGACAGTTTTACTGAACTGCTAAAGAATAGTTCCAACGATCAGGCAACATCTGCCGATCCGTTTTCATCCCCACTGTTCACCACAGATCCAAAAAAGATTTCTGAAGTTGCAGGAAACGCAAATTTTCTTGCAAACATTGATCCGGCGCTATTGGAAAAAGCTCAATCTGGGCAAGATCCTCAAGCGTTTTTGGAAGTGATGAACAAAGTAGGTCAGCAGTCGCTAGCTCTTGCAGTTCAGTTGGCTGTTGGAACTACTGAGCAAGCTGGGACAAAAATTGGGGAACGCTTCAAAAAAGCGCTTCCCGATTTGCTCAAAGACACTCAGCTTCGCTCCATCAAGTCAGAAAATCCCATTCTCAATCATCCTTCCGCTGAGCCGATGCTTGTAATGCTGCGGGATCGTATTCGGAGAAATGCTCCGGATATGTCTCCACAAGAAATCAATGCAAAGGCAGAGGAGTATTTGCTTACTTGGGCCAAAGAACTTGCTGGCCCGGGAGAATCTTCAACCACTTCTCAATCGGCAGAAACCGATTGGGAGCGTTTTGCTGCTAACCTGTAAGAGGAACTGAAATGCCTGTCGCCACCTGGAATACTGCAACTTTTACCCAAGATCTTGCAAAGAAATCTTTTTCTGGCATGATCGTGAAAATTGCCCCGAACGGTCAAGCGCCTCTTTTTGGCATTACTTCGATGCTGAAAGAAGAAACTGCTTACCAGCCGGAGCACGGGTATTTTGCAAAGCGAATGATCTTCCCGTCGGTTGTGCTGAACGCAGCAGTCGCGGATGGTGTTGCTACCACGTTCACTGTGGTCAGCACAGAAAACATCGTTCCCGGCATGGTGCTAGAAGCAGATACAACGCGTGAGCACGTTCTTGTCACGCAAGTGAACTCTGGAACGCAAATCACTGTACAGCGCGGTTTTGGTACGGTGGCGTCAGGCGCAATCGCGAATACGGTTCGTCTGTACATGGTGGGCAATGCTTACGAAGAAGCTTCGGTTCGTCCGCAGTCTCTCGTAATTGTTCCTACTCGCCAGATCAACCTGACGCAAATCTTCCGAAATACTTGGATGATGAGCGGCACCGCAATGGCTACCAGCGTAATTGCTGGTGGAACCATCGATGCAGAATCTCGCAAGGATTGTGCAATGTTCCATGCGGTGGATATTGAAAAAGCGCTGATTTGGGGTCAGACGTTTGCAGGAACTCGCAACAACTTCCCTGTTCGTTGCATGAATGGTCTGATCAATTATGTCACTACGCTGGCTCCTGGCAATGTGACTACGCTGCTTGCGACTACCAATTGGACTCAATGGGAAGCTGCTATCGATCCGGTTTTCAATGAAATTACCGATGCATCGAAAGCAAACGAGCGAGTTCACTTCGTTGGCGGTATTGCGCGTCGCGTGATTCACAATATTGCGCGACTGAACAGCGCTTACCAGATTTCCACAATGGAAACCAACTGGGGCCTGCAGTTCGATCAAATTCGCACCCCTCGCGGTGTTGTGAATCTTGTCGAACATCCGCTGTTCAATGCTTTCCCGGGAGCTTCTTGGAGTCGCATGGGACTTACCGTGGATTTGCCAACTTTCTGCCTTGCATACATGACTGGGCGGAAAACGCAAAATCGTGAGTTCAATATGAGCGGTACACCTGTTGATAACGGCATTGACGCTGTTGGTGGCACGCTGACCTCGGAACTCACTTGTCTCGTGCGAAATGTGGCCGCAAATGGCGTTTTGTACAACTACACTGCGGGTGCTCAAGGCTGATAGTCTTGGGTCGTTGCCGGGAGGATAGAAGTATTCTCCCGGCTTTTTTGCAGCTTCGCAGATACAGAGAGAGTAAACGCAAATGGACAACACCCCGCAAGATACTCCTAAACCGACACCTGAAAAAGTGCATTTCTTCCATCCGATTGACAACTCGGTAGTTCATATCGACAAAGGTCATGGACTCACCGAGCAACTGGTATTTCGTGATCGCCACGTAGCAGTAGATTTTGGATCTGATGCACATCGCGCATTGGAAGATACTGTTCTCAAGTGCCCTTATGGGCCTATCAAGAAAGTTCCTACCACGGAAATTCCTGATATGGCTCTCGCACGGCAAGAAACTATCAATGCCGCGGCCAAAGCAATCCAAAAAATTGCCAATGCACAGGTGAAGTAAATGGCACTTTGGGACGATTTGTTTGCAGATGTAGTGACATGGACAAATAAACCTGCTTTACAGGCGGAAACTACCATTGCATTGAGGCAAGCAATTCGTGCTGCGCACAAATCTGGCAAATACTGGAAAGATCTGGCAACAGTTCAACTCACAGGTTTGCCAGCCGATCAAGTTCAACATGTCGATATTGCAACAAACTTTCCGCAATTTCGACAAGTTGCATATATCAAATACGCCGGCACCGATCGCTGGTTGAAGCCGCTTGCAGTAGATGATCTGGTAGACGAATGGGATAATCCTCGCACGGGTGTCTACTATGGTATTGGTACGGATCTCGTACTTCGGCCAGAGATGCCGACAGAAGATTATGAGGTCTGTTACTACAAGCTGCCGATAGTTTCTCCTGCTGCGCAAGTAAATACATGGATTGGCATCGAGCACCCAGAAGTTATCGTTCTCTGGGCAGCTTCGACAATTCTCGCGCTCCACGGAGAGCAAGAAATCAAATCGCGAGTAGATCAACTGTTTGTGATTGCTTTGCAAGATTTGCAGAGTGATAACATTGAAATAGTAGGAAGGTAAGATATGTCGTACACACCGGTTGCGACACAAACTACCGAGCCTGTAATTACCAGACCTGCTGGCAGCGCGGCAGAAGAATTTCGTGTGTTGAAAGCGTATGTAGTAGCAACTCGCGCAATCGCGGATGCTCCTACTTGGGCTAGCATTACCGGAAAACCTACTACTCGTGCAGGTTATGGAATCTCTGATGTTCCAACAGTTACTGGCACTGATGCAACAGGAACTTGGAATATTAGCATTACCGGAAATGCTGCAACTGCGAATAGCGCATCTAGCGCATCTTCCGTTGCCTGGGCCAATATCAGTGGAAAACCAAACAGTATTGCAGGCTACGGGATCAATGACGCAGTGCCAACTAGCAGAACAATTTCTGCTGGCACAGGTCTTTCTGGTGGTGGCGATCTTACTGCTAACAGAACAGTATCTCTTGCAAATACTGCAGTAACTCCAGGAAGTTATGGCAGTAGCGGTGCTGTAGCTACGTTCACAGTAGATGCGCAAGGGCGGTTGACTGCGGCATCGCAAGTTACTGTCGCGCCTGCTTGGGCAAACATTAGCGGCAAGCCAACGACAATTAGTGGATACGGAATAACGGACGCAGTTCCTGTTGGCAGAACAATCACTGCAGGAACTGGCTTATCTGGCGGCGGTGATTTATCTGCTAATAGGACGATAAATCTTGCAAATACCGCAGTAACCGCAGGAACGTATGGATCAGCTGCGCAAGTTCCTGTTATTACTGTAGATGCGCAAGGCAGAATTACCGCAGCGTCAACAGTTGCTACGTCCATCAATTTTGCGGATATTGGAGGAAAACCAACTACTGTTGCTGGATATGGTATCACTGATGCAGTTCCTACCGCCAGAACCATTACTGCTGGTACTGGGCTTTCTGGGGGTGGAAACCTCACAGCAGATAGAACCATTTCGCTCGCCAATACCACAGTAACTCCAAATAGTTATGGTTCTTCTTCGCAAGCGCTGACTCTGACCATCGACGCGCAAGGAAGAATTACTGCTGCATCCGCAGCTGCGCAAACTCCTGCATGGGCGAATATTACTGGAAAACCAGACAGTATCGCCGGCTATGGAATTCTTGACGCAGTTCCTACCAGCAGGACTATCTCTGCAGGAACTGGATTGACTGGTGGCGGCAATCTTTCAGCAAACAGAACTATCAGTCTCACGGATACCGGAATCACTGCTGGCGCGTATGGTTCTGCAACAGCTATCCCTGTGATCACTCTGGATGCACAAGGACGAGTAGTTGCGATAGGAACTTCCGCGCCTACTCCTACTTGGAACAGCATCACAGGAAAGCCGGATGTTGCTCTCGGGAGGATTCCGAGAGAAACGTCTGATTTGAGTATTGGCGGATGCTACAGCACTACCGCGAATGTGACAGTCACAACTTCCCATCTCAGCGTGGGAGCTGCTTACAGCATCTATAACCGTACTGCAGGAAACATAACCATTGTGCAAGGCTCTGGAGTAACTCTCCGTCTTGCTGGAACTTCTCTTACTGGAAACCGCACGCTGGCACAAAGAGGGCTTGCTACCATTTGGGTAGAAAGCGCATCAGAAGCGATAATTTCTGGCGCAGGAGTTTCCTGATGGCTGCAATTCAGCAATTGCTGTTTGCCGGAGAACCTCCAGATTTTGTCGAGCTGACTGACAGATATATCTCTGATCTGGTTTTTGTTCCGGATACAGCATTTGCTGCAGTTCGCTTTGAGAATGATGGTAAGTTGTACAGGAAACAAGGAACTAATGCAGTAGAAGTTACTGGCGAGTGGGCTACACAAGCTGTAGCTGGAGCAGATTACGAAGTTCGAGCAGTTCTATCTTCTGGTGACACTCCTTCAGGTCCAGCATTGAATACTTGGCACAGCATTGGAACTTCTAGAGAATGGTCGCTGACACGAACACCTATTGGAATCAGAACTTGTGTTCTTGCAATTGAGATACGGTTAGCTGCTACTTCTCAAGTTCAAGGGGCTGCTTCTATCACTCTCGAAGCAATTGTTGAAATATGATTACCGAGCAAGAAGCAGATATGCTGTCGAGTAAAATTGCTAGAGCTATGGTAACCGAGCTCAGCAAGAATCCGCAAGTTATTGGACATGCGGTAGATCTTGCAATCGAGAAATTGCAGCATCCAAAAGTTGCGCAGTCAGTCAGCAATGTGTTTGTCGGAGAACTGCACAAAAAGATCGGTGCATCAGTATTGGGAGCTTTCTGGGTCATTGCTTCGCTAGTTGGGCTGGTAGTGACGCTCAAGTGGAATGCAATCATTGAGTGGTTGAAAGGATAATTCATCATGTTGGGCAGAAAAAACGATCAAGCGTATGTTGAATGGACGGATCTAGGTCCGGAAATTGTTGATTCTGCTGGCACTCCTGTGATTTCGGCAGGACAACTTTCAACGTTGCGCGCAGTCGCGGATGACAGGCCGATCAAGAAAGATACAATGCAGTCGCAATACGCGATTGCTGATGACGTGCGATACGCAGCAGATCGTATTGGCTCGTTGGAAGAAGCAGCGCACTTTCTTCGCCAGTGCACGATGGGGCCAACTTGGCAAGAAATTCAAGATTGTTTCGCGCTGGGATCAAGAAAACTTTGGCTTCGTCAACAACTGGCAAAATCGTTGGATAAATCTTTCATTCAACGATTGGTTGATGAAGCAGGAGTTCCGACGAATGATTGGAGTACCAGCTTTGCAACGCGCCTTCAGTCCCAACAAGCATGGACTACTGCGTTCATCCTAGATTCTGCTCAATTGCGTGTGAAACTGGTCCATGCATTGAGCAACATTTTCATTGTCTCGGTGCCCGGCGGTGGCATGAATGATTCGTTTGGTTGGCTGACAGTTGGTTGGTTCGATCGTCTCAATAATGGAGCATTTGGAAATTATCGCACAATTCTTGAAGATGTTACGTACAGTATGCGCATGGCTCGCATGCTGACGTATTACAAGAATCGTCGAGCTGCTCCTGATGGTTCCACACAACCTGATGAAAACTACGCAAGAGAAATCATGCAGCTGTTTACCATCGGGCTGTGGGAAATGAATCTGGATGGTACTTACAAGCTAGATGATCGAGGAAATCGCATTCCAACATACAATAACGAAGATATTCGACAACTCGCCAGAGTATTTACCGGATTGGTCAGGCCAAATTCTGCCGCCGTCAACTACAATACACAAAGTCCTGCTAACGATACAGCGTTTAGCGACGAATGGTTCTTTGGTGGTGGTCCTGGTATCAGCGGCGGCGAGAACGGTTGGACTTACGATAATCCGCTATTCCGATTGAAGCATTACGTAGGATTCTACGAGTCCGGAGCAAAATTGTGTCTTGGCGGCAGAATTGATATTCCTGCAGGAACTCCTGGTCCACAGAATATCACAATGGCATTGGATGGACTTTTTAGTCATCCCAATGTTGCTCCTTTTGTCAGCATTCGCTTGATCCAAGCATTTGTCACTAGCTCTCCTTCTCCTGCGTATATTGCACGAGTTGCCTCTGTTTTCAATGATAATGGAAACGGGGTCAAAGGAGATATGAAAGCAGTGATGATGGCTATTCTGACAGATCCAGAAGCTGCCATGCGAGGAGCGATTTTCGAGAAGCATGGAAGAATTCTTACTGGCTTTGAAGCCGCAATCGCGGATGCGCGCAGCTTGGAACGTAGGTTGAGCACTGGTCGCTGCGGTATGTCTGACGCGGATCTCATTGGTCTTGGTGGCAGGCCATTCTACCAGCCAAGCATCTTTGGTTTCTACGATCCTTTGTACTCTCCTTTTGCGAATGGTAGACTTCTGCCAGAAGCGCAAATGTATAATACTGTGCAAGTCATCAACACTCTCAATACGATGAGAAACAGAGTGGTCAATGGTGAATTGCGAGATACTCCAAATTCAACTAATTTAATGACCAGTAATTACTCGATGGTGGATCTTGCAGGCACTTCTGCTGATCTCATTCAACGATTGAATCTTTTGCTGGCAGGTGGGCAGCTTTCTGCGCAAGCAAAAGCTGATTTTATCACTGTTGCTGCAGTATTCAACTTGGCAACTGACACAGGCCGTCAAGATAGAATGTCTGTCGCGTTGAATTTCATCGAGCAATCTCCTGAGTTTCGCGTTCAACTGTGAGAAATTATCATGGCAAAACCAGCAAGCTATACTGATCCTCAAGTAATCGCGGATATCACGGCAGCAAAAATTGCGTCAGCGGGGAACTTCAAAGCAATTGTTTGCATTTTTCTGTTCGGCGCAAACGATCATTACAATACAGTCATGCCGTTGTCTGGACCAAACAGACAGCAGTATGATTTCTATCGGTCTAATCAAACCGACGTAGGAATTCCTGTTGGCCAATCTCCGACAAATCACATTGGTTCTGACTGGCGATTGCATCACAATCTTCCTGCATTGAAAGGTATCTGGGACGCAGGAAAGTTGGGAGTTGTGATGAATGTCGGTATGCTACACGAACCGACAGATCGAGCAAAGTATCTGGCAAAAAGTGTCAGCTTGCCTGATCAACTGTTTTCGCATAATTCGCAGCAACAGCAATGGCAAACTCTTCCTCCGAGTGGTGCGTTGACTACTACGCACGGTTGGATGGGGCGAGCAGCAGATTTGGCAGGAGACATTTACAACGATATTTATATCACTCGTCGTACTTCCAGCATGAGCGTATCTGGTGTGCAAGCTCAAATGGTTGGGTACGAAGAAATTCCTGCGTATTTGTCTCCGACTGGCGCAGTTGTGTTGAATGAAGTTGGTGCATTTGGCAGCACACTGCTGTCAGGTAATTATCAACAAACTCAACGAGGTCGTAGTCCTTGGGACAACATTGTTCAAGGATTTTTTGGTCCTTTGCAGCTAGCAGCAATTGCTAGTCAATCGGCACTCAATAGTGTGATTTCTGCACTTCCGGCTACTCCGGATGGCCGATTTACTGCAATTCCAAACAATACGCTTGCGCAGCAATTGAAAACTGTGGCAAGAGTAATTCATTCGCGAGTAGCATTTGAGCATTTTCGTCAGATGTTTTTTGTGAGTCTCGGCGGATTCGACAATCATTCCAATTTGCGAGCAAATCATGATCCTCTGATGACAACGGTGAATGATGCTATTAATGCATTCTGGCAAGCAATGGGAGATTTGTCTCTCCAGAATGATGTGGTAGTTTTCACTGAAAGCGATTTTGGCAGAACTTTGGTCTCGAATGGATCAAATGGTTCGGATCACGGATGGGGCGGGCACCATTTTTTGGTGGGGAATAAAGTCAATGGAGGTATTTACAATCTTCCATATGACATGACTGTCAATGGTCCGCAAGATTCTGGGCAAGGAAGATCCATTCCAACGCTTTCTGTTGATCAGTATGTTGCAACCATTCTCGAATGGTGGGGAATCCCAGCAAAATGGGCGCATCTGGTTGTTCCCAATTTGCGAAATTTCCAGCAAAAAACAATTCCAGGGCTGTTGACCATGTAATGCCATGGCATCTTTGACTTTCAAATTGGTATTGAACTCTGCCAACTTTCCGTTTCTCTACGATGCGGCTGGTAGAGGTGTGCTGATGCCAGAGTTGGATATCAGTAACAGAATGCCTGGAGGTTTTTCTGGTGGACGCGAAAGTCAAGATTTCAACACCATTCAGCCGTTGTATCTAGAAAACATCCTGCCGGCAGCAGAAGGATTGTTGTCGGTAGGAATCGCGCCAGAAATTCCTGCAATATCTCCTGCACAAACGGATTTTGATAAGCTTATCATTATCCGTGATGCGCAAGAAAATATTTTTCTTTTTTCTCCTGCTAGAGGAAAGAATTACGTATACGATGCAACGGCAAATACCTGGGTCAGCAGAAATCCTTTTACTTTTCTTAGTGGCTTGTCTCTTGTAACTCACGCATATGTAAACGGTGTAACATACATCTTTTACGAAGCTACTAAGGGAATTACTTGGAATGTAACATTGTCTCAATTTGATAATGTTACATTTACCTGGCCTACAGGATACACAACTGCTGATATCCGCGGCATTTGTCCAGCTAGCAACTATCTGATTGCTCATACAGAAACAGAGATCCTGTGGAGCAGTTTGACAAATAATACAAACTTTGCAGATTTGATTGGTGGAGCAGGAAGGCAAACACCAGTAGATCTGCGAGGAAGAATTACTTGTTGCTTGCCAATTGCTGGTGGTTTCATCATCTACACGCTGAGAAATGCAGTAGCTGCATATTTCACCAACAATCCGGCTGCTCCGTTCTTGTTCAAAGAAATTCCTAAAGCAGGTGGAGTTGCTGGTCCAGAGCAAGTAAGCTACGAAGCAAACAATACGCATCATTATACCATTGGTGCGTCAGGAATCCAACGAGTAGCGTTAGACGCAGCAGATACGTATCTGCCCGCAGCCGCGGATTTTCTAAAAGCAAAAGCGTACAATTTGTGGAATGATATTACCGACGAGATTGAACTAATCAAATCGGTTCAAGCATTCGCCGCAAAGATTCAATATGTTCAAAGCAGGTATTTGATCATTTCCTTTGCTCCAGATAACGATGGTCATTTCCAGCTTGCTTTGTTTTACGATGAAGTATTGGATCGTTGGGGCAGAGTTCGTGAGTTGCACGCAGACGCATTTTCTCTGCCAGTAGAACTTGGATTGTCCTATTACACCTATGCAGCGTTGATGAATGCTAGCTACCAAGATCTGGGAGTGTCTACCTACTTGGAGCTAAATAGTACTGTAACTACCGCGTCTTTGCTGCAAACATCTATCGGATTTCTCAAAAAATCCGGAGAGATTACTTTACTAATCACTGATCCTTCTGCGCTAGTATCTGAAGGTATTGCAGTGATAGGGCATATCCAGCTCCGCAGAAGTCGGAATGTTACAGTAACAGAAGTAGAAGCAGATTTCACGCTAACGGATGATCCTCCGGATGCATTTCTTCTTGTCTCAGAAGATGGCAAGAATCGACAAGCCGCGATTCCGATGTATAAAATTGGAGACCAAAATACTGCGGTATATCAGTCTAGAATAACTGGGAAGAATATTGATCTGATGTTTCGTGGTAGATTTTTGCTGACTTCTGCAATAGTGACGGCGGTGATGCATGGCAAGCGGTAATCTTCCTGCGCTTCCTCCGAACGATATGAAGGAAGCGATTCTTCAACTGTATATCTTCATCAATCAGCTTCGCTTTAGCTTGGACAATCAACTAGTCCTCCGAGGAGATCTTGTAATAGATTTGGCTACTCGTGGGCTGATTTTGAAGGATACTCAAGGAACTCCGCATTATTGGCGAGTAACTGTCAATAATTCAGGAGTTCTGGTGACCACAGATTTGGGTACTTCCTACTGATTCCCTTCTGGCTATTTACTTGCTTTGCAGTATACTGCCAGTAAATTAGGAGCATTCTATGGCTACACCTCAAATGACTGGCGGAATGGATATCATGTCATTTCTGCTTCAATTGATTGGCGGGCGGCAATCGGTAGATGCTAATCAGGTGATGCAAAACCTGATGAATACGCTTACCAATAACAACATTGCTCAACAGAGCACAAACAATACTAATCAGACTACGCAGCAAAATATCAATCGTACTGACAATCTGAATCAAACCACTCAAGGTACGCAAAGTACCAACCAGCAACAAACGCAAAATCAACAAACTAACCAACAAACGAGTGGTTCGCAAACAGGTACTCAGACCACTCAAGGTACGCAAAATCAAAATCAAGTAGTCAACACAAATCAAACTGGTACGAATCAAACTACCGGTCAAACAAACGCGACTACTCGTACCAATCAAACTGGCACTACGACGAATCAGCAAACAGTAGGAACTACTGGCCAGCAAACACAGAATCTTGTGCAAAGCAATACCGCGGATATCGCGGGGTTGCAACAGATGTTTCAGCAGCAAGCGCAAGGAGTTACTCCTGACATGCTGCGAGCAATGTTTGCGGAAGGCGCAAGAGAAGTTCCTCAAATCATTTCCGCGCTGGGAAATGCGGTAGGCGCGCGTGCGATCAACAATGATCCTATCGCGACTAGCCTTGGAGATATGAACACTCGCATCGTAGCACAAGCGCAGCAAATGGATCGGCAAATGAAAGCCGATGCCGCGAATACTGCTGCCCAGATTGCTGCGAATACTCGTCAGACGCAAACTACTGGCACTACCACAGATACACAGCAACAGCAAACTAGCGGTACTCAAACGCAACAGCTGACTTCGGATCAAATTGTTCAACAGCTGATTAGCCAGCTGCAACAGAACAATCAACAAACTCAGCAAAATGCGCAAACTGCTACTACGAATCAACAAACACAGCAAAGCAATCAACAAACTCAACAGAATCAAACAACGGATACAATCGGCACCACCGGAATTACCGGAACTACTACGACAAATCAAACTCAAAACACTCAGGGTCAAACGCAACAAGGAACTACTAGCAATCAGCAAACGAATCAGACTGGCACACAGAATACACAGCAAACAACCGATACTTCGCAAAACACCAATCAATCACAGAATAGTAATCAAGACATTACCAGCAACATCAACACCGGCAATCTTTTGCCGTTGATTCTAGGTGCAATGGGAGTTTCTGGCTTGAATGCAGCAATTCCTGGCGGCATCTCTGGCGGAGTAAATCAAGCAGGCAAGTGGATTGGAGATTTGTTGAAAGGATTGATCGGAGGAAACGCCAATACTCCTGCTCCTGGCGGAGTAAATTGGGGAGCGCTGTTTCCTGGATATTTGGATGGATTTGCTGGAACTCCGATAGCTCCAATAAATTGGACCGGTATGGGTCCTGGAATTGACTCTGTTCCGCTTCCTGGAAATGTTTGGAACATCGGAAATGTCAATTCTGGTGGCGCAATCTATCCAGGAAATGCACAAGTTTCTCCGCTACCTAGCTGGTGGATAGAAGAAGGTTGGATGGATTTTGATTGGGGAGCAACTGGCGATCCGTACTACGGAGGATAATTCGTGGAAACTACTTCCGCGGTTCCTAGCACTCCAGTAGCACAAAAAATTCCTAGCCAGCAGCAGCTTGTATTGGCTAATCTCATGCGCGCTGCAGGAGTTGCTCCGAAGACATTGAAAGCGCAATCGCAAGCTCCTCAACAATCGCAGCCGCAAAAAAGCACCAAGCAAAAAGTTATTGATTGGAATACTTCTCGCGGGTATTCTGGAGAAGCTGTTCCTACGTATTACCAAGATCCTAACTCTTTCAATAACGAATATAAAGGAGCTGGACCCGATTGGTTTCCTTGGGAAAAAGTCAAAGGCTCTCAAGACTTTTTTACTCCCGCTCCTGCGCAAGTTTCTGAAAGCATCGCCTCAACGGCCAATGTAGATCCAATCGCTATGGCGGAATGGGCAAAAAAGAATAAATACGAATTGCATGAAGAAATACTAGATAAAGGATGGACTCGCCGTTGGATCTTTGATGAAAAAGGAGAGCCAGTAACAGATCCGCATCTTGTTGCTCCCGCCAATGACAGAGATTTTTGGCAAGCTGCCACGCTAGTTGCAGGATCTTTCGCAGGTCCAGCTCTTTCCGCCGCGTATGGTGGTGGAGCACTAGGAGCCGCGGCTGCTGGAGCTACAATGTCTGGTGCGCTCACATACGCAGAAACTGGTTCTTTGAGAGACGCAGCAAAAGCTGCAGCAATTTCCGGTGGAGCGCAATTTTTGAATTTCATTCCCGGATTCAGTACGCTACCGCCGATGGCAAAGAATGCTATCGGTGGAGCAGTGAATTCTGCCCTCCGCGGTGGCAACATGAATCAGGCTTTGCAGTCTGCACTAATTTCTGCAGTCAATACTGGACAGTATACTAACAATCCTACAGTAAACAGGATGTTAGGGCAGATGCTTGGGCAACAAATTGCTAGAAAGATGGGGCCTGGCTGATGTTGAAATATCGCATGGCCGATGTGCTGGATCTAGTAAAAGCGGAAGCAACTCAACAAGGAGTGAATCCGCTGTTGGCGCAAGCTATTGTTATCGCGGAAAACTCTGCTGATGGAAGATACGATCCAAATAGAATTCTAGATTTGCAAACTCGTTCTCCTGCAGGAGCTGTTGGTGTTGGACAAATAATGCCAGCAACTCTAGAAGGATTGAAGCGACTGCGATATCTTCCTGATGATATAGATTATAATACTCTCGAAGGACAAGTAAAAGCACTTGTTGCGGCGATCAGAGAAAAACAAGATTTGTACAAATCTAGCGATCCGGATCGTATCGCAATTGGGTACAATGCGTCTGTCGCAGCAAATCGTAGATATGAGCGCGACGGAGTGCTTCCTGGCCAAACTGCTCAATATCGCCAAAAGGTAGCAACTGCCATGAACTTCCTAGAAATGAACGATCCAAATGCGCAGCAACCTGGCGGCGTAGTGCAACCTACTGTTGGAGGAGCTGCCAGTACTAGAACTAGCACTAGCGTTTCTCGAAAAGTTATTCCAACGGATATCAACGCAATGTTGATGGAAGCGCTCAACGAGCATCGAGCAGGTCAACTGGCGTCTAGTGGAGTATTTGCGCAGCTATCAAGCGCGGTTAGCGAGAATGAGCAAGTTGTAAAAGAAGCGTGGGAGAAACTTTTCGGAGCTACAAAGACCAAAGCAGAAGCAACTACTGCTATCAACCGCGCAGAGAATCGTCAAAAGGAACAAAATATCAATTTCTTTGGTCTCAATACAGAAGATCCTTCTGCACAAATTGTTCGTGATCGCGCCAGAGAAATTCAAGCGGATGAAATTCTTCGTCAATTGCAGCCGGAAGTTGATAAAATCAACGCGCTCAATCCTCTGACAGACCCGGTTGGTTGGTTCGTTGGACAAATCCGCAAAACACAAATTGCCCAACAATGGAATGCTGCAGCAAGACAAAAGGATATTGCTGTTGCAAATCAAGCATCTATCCAAGCGAGAGCCGCAGCGCAAGCAGCTTTGGTTCCGCAAGTTGCGCAAAGTGAGCGAGACAGAATCATTGAGTCGGAGCTAACTCAAGCAGCCGCGACAATGCAGCTGGAACTTGCAAAGCACCAGGATAAAACATTTTCTAGCCGACTAGCGCTGTTGACTAATGAAATGGCGCTTCGCGGGCAGCGCTTCGATCAAGTGTTCAAAGTAGCTACTTTGCTCAGCGAGCGCGAAGCCAAGAATGAACTCAACGGAGTATCTTTCAAGCCTGGCGAAGAACGCGAATTCAATCTGACTAATCTCGGATTGAAAGCGCTTGGGATGCGTCCTATAGAAGAAATTGCAGAGTTTCGCAGGTTGGATGGAAAACGAGTTACCGAGCTGATGAAAATTGGCGCTAGCGTGTCAGACTCTGGACAGCTTGCAAATACTCCTGCCGATACTTTGGTAATTCTGGAAAACATGGGGGCTCTTGCAAGTCTGGAAAATGCGAATCCTGGCATGGGCGCATTTGCTAGAGAGTATATGGCTCTTGTGAGAGAAGCTGCTCAAAAGCCAGTAGATCCGCTAGATCCGCGAGCAAAAATGAAGCCGGGTAGCGAAGAACGCTATCGGTACGAAGCAGCTAAACTTGCGCAAACTTGGCATACAGAGCTAGGAAAGACTACGCGCGATGCAATGTCTCCAAGCAATCCTCACAGGATGCGAGCTGGTATTTTTGCTTCTGCTCCTGGATTGGAAAATAATCCTATCGCCAAAGAAGTTACAAGAAAACTGGCAGAAGAAAATCATGAAATGAATGATAAAGAAGTCATTGACTTCGCGAAATCGCTCATTGTCAGCAAAACAGTTTCTGCCCAGAAGGTTACTGAATTGTTGATGGATTTCTATCAAAAAGGATTGCATCACCAAAATGGCATGATTGGACTGCAGAGTTTTGGCTTTTCTGTCACTGATCCGAATAGCAAGAAGAAAGCCTTGTCGTATAGGCTATCCGCGGATGCGTTTCACAAGAAAGATAATTTTGTGGCAAACTTTTTTGACAGCGCGGTGGGAGGCATTAGAAAGTTTGCTGGCATTGTTGATCCAGAAGAAATTGACATGTACAATCCTGCGGCAGTGTATAGAGAATTGGTTATTTCTTCTGCACGAATCATCGCAGATCAAAAGCCTGACTTCAAAAATATTATTAGAATGGAGCGGCCGCAATGAATTACACCAACATCGTATACGCAGCAGATACTCTTCGAGTTCAAGCTGGCGGAAAAAGCATTTTTGAAACTGCTCCTGCCGCGGTTGCTGGAGTGCTTACTAGCGCGTATGCAGGAATTTATAACACTGCAACATGGTATGCTAGCAAACTGACAAACAGCGAGCACGAGCCGATGGATGTTGCTAAAACGCTGGACAAACTAAATGGATCTTGGGGAGATTTCTACAGAGAAAACTCTCAAGTCATTGATACTGTCGGCTTCATCGGTGGCGCATTTATTCCTGGCGGCGCTGCATTGAAAGGATTGAAACTGCTGAGAGCAGGTGCTGCACCAAAAGCGCTTCAACCAATTCTGGGATTTACTGCTACCAAGCAGCAATTCTATCTGGAAAAAGGACTCTCGCAGATTGCTACAGAAGGATCTGCTGTATTCTCTACGTTCAATAAGAACAAAGCTCTCTCGATGAGCTGGGGAATGGCAGATAATCTTCTGCAAAGTTTGGTGTTTGAAACCGCCGCACTGGCTAGCATGCATCAAAGCACGCTGTTTGCGGAAGAATCCAAGAAAGATATGTTCTTGGATCTAACATTTGCTGCGCTCACTGGCGGAGCTATGGGCGGTGCGGTTGGGGCAATTTTTACCAACTCTCTGTTCAAGCAAGCTGGGAAAAAAGCAGATGCGCTTTTGCGAGATGTTGATGTAGTCAATGTCCGCGATGCCTTGAAATTGAACTTCGGCGATAAAGCATTCAGCATTATCGACGATATGCTGACTCTCGGTAAAGGATTGCAAGACAAAGAAATTACTTTTTCTTTGGGGCAATTCGGAGAAAAATCTTTCAACTTTGCTGCAAAAGATAAAGCACTGGCAGATACCTATCGGACTGCCAGCCAGCGGTTAGAAAAAAGCATTCGCGAAGTTTCTACTGACGAAACTGTTGGAGCAGGACTGGCAGATTATGTAAAAACATATCTAGCAAAAGCTGCAGAAAAGCAAGCTCCTCCTGAGCAAATTCGCAAAGATATGGGAGCTATTCTTTTCGGACTTTCCAAAGTTCGAGGATTATCTCCGACCTTGAAAGAAATGGATTCCGAAATCATGTATTTCGGGCATTCTACAGAATCGCTGTTAGATGCAGGATCTTTTGTCCGCCGTAGCGAAGCAGATACTCCGTACAGGGTAGTCGGCGGATGGGATCAAATGAAATCAGGAGTTCTCGGAGTCGATGCTGCGAATGTTCGAGAAGCATGGGATGCTGGATTTGACTTTTTGGTCAATCCAAAAACTAAAAAGATCCACATAAATCCAGAGTCTACCAAGCTCATTCGCGCTGGGGAAGAAGAAGATCTGTTCTACCGAGTAATTTTTGACCCGCGCACTGGCCGCCAAAGCGATAGAGTAACGGCGCCTACTATCGCGGATATGGCTTTTGGAACTGCTGCTGGTAAGTTGGTTGCTACTCCTACCGGAGTTACTGCAGGAGGAAAAACTTACGCGTTCAAATTTGGCGTATACAACGAATCTACCAACAGCATTGATCAAACTGCTAGATACGTTTGGTCAGCCAATCTCAAGCAAGCTCCATCTTCTTTGCTGATTGACGCAAGAGATTTTGCGTTGATGGATAATGATCGTTTGCTGAGAAAGATGGGAGATAATACCATCCGCGTTCGCAAGCTGGATGGTACCGTTGTTGCTGCAGAAAATCTCCATGCAGTTCGTAGCCTTGCATTCGAAACAAAGATCGCTTTGCTGAAGGACGAAAAATTCATCGCAAAGTATCTTGACAACAACGGTGCATTGGAACTCGATCGACTGGCTATTGCATTGAATGTCGAACGTGAGTGGCTGGAAAAAGCTATCGAAGAAGGATTTCAAGGATCCAGATTGTTCGATCTTGCTAAGCATCGCCGAGATCTGACCACTTATAACTCTCGCGAAAACTTGGTTCTTTTGTACGAGAAAGCCGCGCTGGATAATTCACTCGATTATCCTGACATGCTGACTGCTTTTTACGCCAGACAATATCATGCAGCAGAAGATGCTCGCATGGCAGCTGCAACTGTTTTGGGAGAAGATTATGCGCGACTTCCTGATTCTGTTAGTTCTTTGCGTACCGGCATTGCTGACGCAACCGGCGCTGGTCCTGGTGCTTTCACTTTTTCGAATGCTGAATACACAGACAAACTCCGTGCATGGGCGCAATCTTCTGGCGCGGCTGCGCATCTCATTGGCCAAGAAAGAGTAAAAAAAGCAATAGAGTATGTGCAACCCGCATTTCAAAAAATCCTTGCCAATAACAATGTAGAGTTTGCTGCCGTTTACCAAGCATATCTACGTCACAATGGCCATCTGTTTTTGGATGTAGAAAATAGCCGCTTGGTTGATCTTGCAAGCTATAGAAAGAGCATCGGCAAAAAAGATGCTACTTTCGAAACCATCATCAAGATTGAAAAGCCGGAGACTCTAGATGCTTTCAAGAAATTTTCGGAAGATCATCGCAGGTGGTTCGAGCAAAATAAGGCTCTTGCGGTGGCTCGCGGTGAGCACCCTTCTTGGGATCCTGACGCTTTTTATCTTCCTCCTGTAGACACTCGCGCGACTCCATACTTTGCATTTGTCCGGCATGTTCCTGACAAGATCAACACTTCTAATAGCGAAGTGACTATGATCTTTGCCAGAACTGAAGCAGAACTGCAACGGTTGGCTACAGAGATTCGTAGCGAATTTGGCGATCAAGTGCAAGTGCTGTTCAAGAATGATACCAAAGATTACTACCAAGCAAAACGCGCTTACGAGTATTCTTCTGGTTTGCACTCGCCGCAAATAGACTCGTTTCTTCGCAGGCAAGGGAAAGCAAGCAGCGAACTTCCTACTATGGATCCAAAATCTGTGGTGGATACGTTTGTTTCTTACATCCAACGCAGAGAACAATCGCTTGTCAGAAAAGCTATTCGCACAAACTACGCAGATACTTTTGCTGAGTTGGATTGGCTAAGCGATCAATACACAAAAGCTGCAAAGAGCAAGTTTTCTTTTCTTGGCAAAACCGGGGAAGCGAGAATTCAAGATCCTTTTGGAGACTACGAACGGCTGGCATTGAATATCTCCAAACGCGATGAATACGAGTTGTGGAGAGTTGTCAATGATTCAGTAGATTATGTTGGTAAAGGTGCGTATCGCGCTGCCGAATCTGCTTACAAATCTGCTGCAGAAGGAAAAATTTCTTGGGAAGATGCAAACAAAGCTCTTCAAAAGGTAGGTATCTCTGGGCCATTCTCCAGTCAACAGCAATTCTTGGAAGCGCAGATTGGCTCTGGTCAAGGAAATCTGGCGAAAACACTCGTAGCGAAAGGAAACACGTTTCTCACAAACGTCGGGCTGCGATTGGATACAATGCAAGCGGTTATCAACGCTATTTCTACTCCTATCTTGCAAGGAGCAGAATTGAGCGCGATTAGCCGAATGATTTCTAAAGATCCGGAATTGAGCAGAATCTTTGCAGAAGCTACTTCTGTAACTCATCCGGATGGGTATAAAGTGCCCAGTCAATTCAAGTTGATTGCGCAAGCAATCAAAAACTATTTCGGCCCTGCCGGAAAAGAGCGATTGGAGCATTACAAGAAACTTGGAGCAGTTCGCGAGCCGCTTCTCCAGCATCATGCAAGTATTGAAGATATTGCGATGCTGCCGAAGATAGATGTCAGCAAATACACTGCCGCCATGGATCGAGCCATTGAAACTGGCGCAAAGCTGACAGGGAATAATTTTGTAGAAGAATTCATTCGCTTCATGTCTGCCGATATCATGAAGCAACTCACTGACCCGGTAGTCGCTGCTGGAAAAATGTCAGTGCGTGAGCAGAATTCTTGGATGCAAATTTTCACCAATCGGGTTCACGGCAATTACATCGCTTCTCAACGCCCTATCGCTTTCCAAGGAACTGTTGGCGCTGCGCTTAGCTTGTTTCAAACATACCAATTCAACTTGCTGCAGCAGCTGTATCGTCATATAGAAAATAAAGATCTTCGCACTATTGCCATCTTGGGATCGCTGCAATCCGGACTCTACGGATTCAACGGCTTGCCATTTTTTGATGCTATCAATACGCATCTGATTGGCAATGCCAACATGAATGAAGGCCATCATGATGCATACAGCGCTGTATCAAAACTAGTTGGCAAGGAGGTTGGCGACTTTTTGCTGTATGGTGCTGCCAGCGCATTGCCGATATTTTCTGAAAAATCGCCAGCGCTATTTACTCGTGGAGACTTGAATCCGCGGCATCTGACAATTCTGCCCAATCCGATGAATCCAAGCGAGATTCCAATTTTCGCGATCGGAGGACGCGTGTGGGATGTTGTAAAGAATCTTGGTTCTCAACTGACTGGTGGCGCTGACGCTGGCGCTGCAATGCTTCATGCAATGGAGCATCAAGGACTTTCTCGCCCCTTGGCAGGATTGGCTGTTGCGTTGAGAGGAAGTTCAACAACCAGCAAAGGATCGCTGATTTCTGCCAACCAAGATTTTTTCTCGCTGCAAACTGCTTCAAGACTCGCAGGCGCTAGACCGATGGATGAAGCAGTTGCGCTGAATCATTACTTCCGCTTGAATGCATACAAAGCAAAAGATCGTGAACGAGTCGAAAAACTCGGCACGATCATCAAGCAAAAAATGCGAGCAGGAACTTTTACGGAAGATGATGCGCTGGAGTTTATGAGTAAATACGCCGCTGCCGGGGGTCGTATCGAGAATTACTCACAAGCTATCCAGCGCTGGTTCAAAGCTGCTCATCAAAGCGATATCAATCGTTTGATGCAAGCACATCGTAGCAGCTATGGGCAGCGGTTGCTAGAAGTTATGGGAGCGGATCCTTTGGAGGATTTATCACCACTTGCTCCTGAACAGTAAAGCCTTCAGAAAAAACTTTTTCTAGCGTTTGATCTAGCTTTTGTGTAATGGAATCGAGCAGAAGCAGTTCCTTGTTCAGCTCTTCCCAAAGAGAGCTAGACTGTATCACTTTGAAATTGAAGTATCTCTGAGCTGCTTGGGTATCGCGAAGAGTCGATTTGACAAGTCTGTACAGCAACCATGCTTCACTATCGGTTAGAGTGATTCTCATTGCTCTTTCTCCTGCTTGTCTACTTTCATCATTCTGTCAATGATGACTCTGCCAATATCCGGCGGTTTCCATCCTTCTGGTTTTAGCACCTTACCGTCGCTGCGAAAGTGGACTTTGCCATCAGCACCGCGCTTGCGCATGTTTGCTGCATGAACTTCGTTCCATGCTTCCTCGAACGGAAAACCCATTGCGTGGCAAAAATCGAGAAAAACATAGATAGAATCCACGCAAGCATCCAGTAGATCTGCTGCTGTATAGACTTCTGGAAACACGCGGAACGCAACAAGCGCTTCTTCAAACTCTCTTTGCGCTTCTTCGCGAATAAGATCTACTTGCTGATCAAATTCGTTCGCAGGAATCTTTTCAAACGGCCGCTCTCGTAGCGGCTTTCCCATTGCTTTGCGAAATTCGCCAACTTGTTGGAAATAGGTGCTCATGGAATTTCCTTTCCTCGTAGCACGTTCTCATCAATGAAAATGTTTCTCTTGGCAGAAATGCTAGTTTGTCTTGCAAGGAAGCCTCGATGAGTTCCTTGTAACTGGAGACTCTGGATCTTTCCTGCTTGCTCCAAATTTGCCAGCACTTGCCCAAGATCTGCCGGTTTTTCCAAATCAGTTCTTACTGCTGGCCATATCTCCTTTACAGTTAGTGGTTTCTTCGCACCATACAATAGCTGCATAACTTTGTTTGCAGCTTCGCTGGTCTTTGATTTACCTAGTTCGC